ACGATACCAATTTTACTTGATGCGCCCGTTGTTAACGCTAACACTTTGGCAGCAGTACCTTCACTGGCATATCCAGCAAAAGGTGAACCGATATCACTTGCAACACCCACAGTCATTGTTTCAGGCATATTTGCCCGAACAGTCAGACCATGAATATTATCTATGAAATGAATAAGTTGTCTGGGGTCGTTTTCGTTTATATGTAAATGTTTTGCCATCTTATCCTCTGAATGATGCTGCTACTGTATCTAAATCTCTTACTGCCGGTAATGTTTTCATTACCTGTTGTGTATTATTTACCACATTGTTTGTAACGGCAGCAGCTTGTTGCTTCATGAACATTGCAGCTTCTGACATTTTCTTTTCTATTTTTTGAGTTACAATTTGTGTTTTGTCGATTATGCTTTCACCTTGTTGTGTAACAGGTACAATTTGATAATCACCTTTTTTGATTTGGTCAAAAAAGGCAAGTACTTCAGCAGACCCTTTTTCGAGTTCACCTGACTTAACACGTGCTGCAACATTTTGCATACCACTAACTTGGTTTTCTGATGGTGCATTAGATTTATTAACTGCTAATGCTTGGGTTGCTGCACCACCCGTAATACTTGATATCAGACCACCAATCACAGGTAAGTTTTCAAGACCTGCTATAATTTTAGTCATCAACCCACCAATCATACTGACGATACTTGTGCCGAAAGTACTATCAATCCAGTTGAGTAATGGGTTAATTAAGTATGTTCCAATCAGACCACCACCAGCTAATGCAAGTCCCAACATTCCAAACATTTTTGTTCCAACAACTGCAAACATTTTTGCCCCTTTTGCACCACCTAATAGCTTACCAAATATACCACCACCACCTTTGCCTTTCTTAGCTTCATCAGCAGCATCTTCATTGACCTTAAGAATACCCCATACGCCTTGAGACATACGTTTCATTGTTTCAATTAAGATTTCAGTCTTGTCACGTTTAGCAAATCGTCCTTTGGCATCACGTTTTCTTGGTAACTGTTTGTTAAGATTTTTGAAACCCTTATCAAACTTCTTACCAATACCACTGAACATTTTACCAAATTTGGAAGACTTCAATCCCTTACTGAACATACCACCCATATCTTTTAGTGCAGATTTACCAAGAGTTATTGCTTTCTCTTTAACTTGATCTTTTTTTCTTCCAATAATTCCCGTTATGGCATCAAACGCTTTCCCAAAAATACCTCTACGGTCTTCTGCTGCCTCACCTTTAATAGCACTTATGATATCTTCATTTGCATGAACGATTCTGTCAGTATCAGTTTTAGCTTTTTTACCAAAAAAGAACCCACCAAGTTTCTTTAATAGAAATCCTATACCACTGAACTTAGTGAATGTTTTTAACAACAATCCCATTGTTGATAGTATTGGGTGACGCGCAAACCGTTTACTCCATATCTGTATGCCGATAACAAAATCAGTTAACCATGAATCCCCCACACGTGTGAGGATATCACCCAAAATTTCAAACTTAGTCTTAACTTCTTTATGACGTTTCTTTTCAATAGTTTCATTTTCAATACTGAGTCTGTCATCATTATCAATAATAGAATTAAAATATGCTGGATTATGATCTTTGTTGAATACGTCTATTGGTTTACCATTTGATAATATTTCAGTATTTTCTTCAATGTTTTTAAGGAAGGTAGATGATACACCCCCACCCCCATCGTTCTGAAGGAATGAACTTAAATCTTTATTTTGTTCAGGGGCAAGAACGCGCTCACCACCATCAAGGTTATACGTACCTTCACTTGGTATAGAAGTCATGCCATCATGTGCCTGACCTTTAATATCACTGCCAAACATACCAGTGATTTTACCACCTATATCAGATACTTTATCTATGCCAGCAGTTTCTTTTGCTATTGCGCCAAATGCGCCAGTAAGGAAACTTAATCCGGTGTCTTCAACGTCCTTAGCTGAAGCCTCTGACATAAGAGCAATATTGCTTGTCATGTTCTTCAGTGATGAATTAATCTTCTTGAACACACCAACAGATGCGTCTTGTGATTCTTTTATGTCACCAAATACATTAGTAAATTCTTCTTGGAATTCTTCATCCTTACGATTCTTTTTACGAAGCATACGTAAAGACAGATCGGTATCACGAACTAATTTTTCAAACTTTTTATCGGCGTTTTTGGAAGCAGTGCCACCAATGATTTCTTTTGAGGTCTTGATTAGCCTTTCAAGGTTACGTATGTATTTGTCGCTACCTTTGTTAAGTATCGCACTCTTACGTATATCAAATCTTATCTTCTCAATTTCACCAACAAAGTCCTTAAGATGTTGCTTATTTATATCTTCATCAATAGGCATTTACTTAGACCTTAGTTGTAATTTTCTTTGCAATGTGTGCATATGCCTGACGCATATTGGGTAGATTTTTGGCTAAAACTTTAGCTGATGTGATATCAAATACATAGAAGCTACCTTTACCAGAATTAATTGATTTGACAAACCAGATTTCGAAGTTGAGTTTATCAGCTAATGAGTATCCTACAACAAATGATGCTTCACGATCTTTGCCTATCAATTTGAGTACTGCGTTTTTGATTCCACCACCAAGATATTTGGTTGGGTATGTAATGTCTCGCCCCAATAAGAACTTCCATGCAGAATTAATCTTATTACGATTCATTCTGGTTTCTTTGTATTCAACAACACTGGCATTAATCAAATCTGCAAGTAACCCACGTGAGGTTATATTTTGTTCAAGTAGTGTTTCGATTTCTTCATAAGATTTGCATTCGAACTGCTTGATAGCACCACGTGATGCTTTACCAAATTCTTTCTCAAGTTTTTTGAATTCCACACGTTTTTTCGCGTCATCCAATTCGTCTTCCAAATCATCAACGTCAAGTTCTAATTCATCAAGGTCGTACAGATCTTCTGGGTCGATTGTACTAATCATATCCACAAGTTCATCTACTGCTTTGGTTATAGTTGAATGTTTTTTAAACTTGGTAGTACGCTTGCCAAATTTGTCTACGATAATGTATTCACCGTCAAATGGAAGATACCAAATTTCATAGAATAAGTGACTGTCTTCAAGGTTGTACCCCACAATAAAGAGTGGTTGTAACTTGTCAATCGTACTCGTAAGATGTTTCCTGAAATCAAAAATGTTTCTTTTTAAACGACCACCAGCTAAACGTGATTTGTCCTTGTAGACGTATCCTTTAAAAATATCTTGTGCTTCAGTTAAAATACTGTTATTTGTCAGTAAGTTGTATGCTTCTTCTACTACTGCTTGGTGATCAAACATATGCTATCCTTAATTTGTAATTTATATATGGTATTTATACAATTACGAATTACGAATAGCATCGTTCTCACGTTTTATTTTTTCATTCAACCACTTAAGGTAATATCTTACCTCTGTGACTGTCATCAAGTCTACATCAAGTGGACTTATGCTTAGACCGCTTGTTAGTTCGAAGCATTTTCGCAAAATCGTTTCGTAAGGTTGGCATAAAGAATTCGAGAGAAAAGGGTATAGTGTGAGTCGTGACCTCACCGCACGATGTACAGGTATGTTCAACTTTATCATCAATACCATATTTGAAATACTCTTGGAATCCCCTGATCATCCCCATGTCATGTCCGTTGATGTTATCTTCGATCCATTTCAACTTTTGGGGGAGCATCATTACTTTGCCTATGTCAATACTCATGGCGAATAAGACGGATTCCACTGAATCTTTTTTATTCTTTTTAGTAAAATTTTCTGCAATTTCTTCATCTTTAACAGTGAGCAGTCTTAGGTTCACTGCCGAACCATTACTTAATGTATATTCAAATGGATTTTCATATTCGTCAGATAATTCTGTAATATCAGTTTTGGTAACATCAACTGTAATATGATCTACATTCGTACAGTAATCACATGTTACATCGAAATCTTTGGTGGTTGTATAGTTGTTTGCCCATACCCACAACATAAGGTAATCACGATCATAGATCGTAAGTTGGTCAAACACTTCATCGTCTTTTAATAATGATTTCAGTACTTTGTTAATTATAGATTGAAAATTTACTGAAGTGGCAGCAGATAAGATTTTTTCATCACGTACAAGGATGTCCCTGTATTCAACTTCTTCTGGATAATCAAGCATACCTTTAGATGGAAGATCCACAGAGTAATACTTCACACTCAGATCTTCTTTTGGTTTTGATGCTTTCTTTTTTGGTTTTTCTTTTTTGGTAACTTCGTCTTGGTTTTCTTCTTCAAACATTTGATTCCCCTTTATTCTTATTTATGTTGTTATTTAGAAGGGTAAATTTAGTTCCCCTGTTCCAAGTGCAATGTTCCCTGCATCCAATATAGTACCCAAATCTAAAAGTGTGTTCTCTTTGGTTGTGACGGTTTTGAGTCCTGCAACACTAAATGTCTCATGTTTTACTGAATCACCTGTTAGGTTTATAGCATATTTTACAATATCATTAGATTCATAATCATTACTTAGATCAGCAATACCACTTACGAAATACCCAGCATAAGTATGTACAACAATGTCTTGCTTGTTGGAACTCAGACGATAGAATTTAACATTCTGTTTGTATATGACAGGCGCGTTATATGTACCATCAGTATTCCCCATTAAGTTTTGCCATGCTTCAAAGTACTGTAATGTTTTGCCATCTTCATGTTCGTGTATTTCAAAACTGATATTACCGATATCATTCTGTTTGGCATAATACCAAAAGGAGTTTCCTTTTATGGCCTTGTCAGTTTCAATATTGCTGAATGGTATTGTTATGTTTGTTACACGTGTACTCAAATCTTGATTAATATTAGAGGTAGTAGCAAATAATATCTCGGCATCACGAACACCATCACCATATACCGCACCTGAGTTTTGTAACCCAACAGTAAGATCGGGTAATAGCACTCGCCACAAGTAACTACGCATTGGTGATTCAGATTGTTTTTGTGTTATGACATCTGCTATATTATATGTCATACATCTATTTCCTTTAATTCGTATTGGAACGTTGCAGTCACTTCAACCGCATCAGAATTCTCATAAGATAATGGTGTTTCTGCTATGTCTATAATGAATGCCCCAGACAACGTTGTTATGGATGTGTTTGATAAATCGGTACTGTCTGTTAAATTTAACCTTATGGTTCTTCTATATCCACTCTCAGACAACATATGACCTGTTTTATTTTCATGAACTTCTGTGAACCAATTATCAAGATAGTTCAATATGGTTGTACGTTCATCATCCCAGAATGTAATGGTGATTGTTTTTGGTGATGATTCCTTCCCTGCGTAAAAAACTTTCTCACCCATGTAACTCATTAAAATAGGATCAATTGAAGATTGTGGTATAGAAACTGATTTGGCAAATGTTTGTATGTCAGTTTGATTACCCACTATAGAAATATCCCACAGATAACTTTTCTGTGGATTTTTTGGTAAGAAGTCACTGACTGCACCAGACAATGCGCTTCCAACTGCATCCCTCAGTCCACGTAACTTGTGTGCTTTTTCTCTGATATTTTGTATGTCGAAACCCATAACTATATTTATCCATAAAAAAAGGGGAACATTGCTGTTCCCCAAATATATCCTACATTGTAAGGATGTTGTTACTCGATTATTTTAGCATCAAATGATAATGTGATACTGTGTTCAACTGGTTCTGAACTATCATAACTTAAAGCAATTTCAGCCATATCGGTTGGAAATACTTTTGTTAACTTGATAGTACTTGTAATATTTTCATCAGCAGAATCCATCAACCGGATTACCAAATCAGCAGAGTATATATCACGTCCAGCACTTGCACCATTTTCTTGATTAAGAACTAGGTTAAACCAATCATCAAAAAACTTATGAATGGTCTGTGCTTCATCATCCCAGAAAGAGATAGTCAC